AGATGAAGCAGCTCAAAAACGTTTAGCCACAGCTTTAGAAAACGTTACCGGCGCAACTGAAGCGCAAATTGCCGCGATTGAGGATCAAATACTCAAAACATCATTAGCGACAGGAGTAGCCGACGGTCTTCGTCCTGCTCTCCAACGCTTAGCGACTGCCACAGGCGACGTCACGAAAGCTCAAGACCTTTTACAACTATCGCTCGATATTTCAGCCGCTACAGGTCGCGACGTAGAATCAGTCTCAGCAGCTTTAGCAAAAGCTTACGATGGCAACAATAGTGCACTTACTCGTTTAGGGCTTGGAATTTCCGCCGCTGAAGCTAAAACTCTTGGCTTTGAGGGAACTGTTAAGCAACTATCCGAGACATTCGGCGGCGCTGCGGCAACTCAAGCCAATACTTTTGAGGGCCAAATTAACCGCTTGAAAGTTAGTTTTGATGAAGCTAAAGAATCTGTCGGTGCTGCTTTATTGCCTATCCTGCGCCAACTTTTAGATTACTTTGTTAACGTTTTGATTCCTAAATTTCAAGAAGCAAAACGCGCAGCAGTCGATCCCATTGTTAAGGCATTTAAAGACAATGAAGCGGCTTTGCGCGACCTATGGGCATTTGCAAAGAATTTCTTAATTCCTATTTTTGAAAAGGGCTTAGTCGCAGCTATCAAAGCGGTTGGGGCTACTATTGCGGGAATTATTACAATTGTCGCAACTGTAACAAATAAAGTAAAAGAATTAGCCAATGACGTTATTGACGCAGTTAATAAAATTATTGTGGCATATAATAAGATTCCTATTTTGCCTAACGTTTCAACTATTCCTAATATCGGCACATCTCAAACCGCGATGACGGGATCAATCCCAACTTCTAGCCTTCCTTTTGGCGGAGCATCTCTCGCAGCAACAACGACAAACGCGCCCAAAGTGACTACAAGCCCAACTCCAGTCGTTACCACAGCTGCCACAACCGCCAAGCCAAGCATTTCCGTACCAACTGTTCTAACGCCCAGCGGACAACCCATTTCCTCAAATTTCAACGTAGCAGCTGTTCGCGCTGGCGAAGAACGAGGAAACGTCACAGTCAACGTAATGGCTCCAAGTGTTATTGACGAAGAAGGATTCACTCGAGCAGTGGTATCAGCATTAAACAACTCAACCAATCGCGGCACTACCGGTGCTGGTGACTTTAGGACTACGGCTCAGATCCTATGACCTTTTGGAGTCCAGTCTGGCGCGTTAAAGCCAACGGCACAGACGTCACAGATATAGCCTTAACCAGCTTAACTATCACAGCTGGTCGAACTGACTTCAATGCTCAAACACTTCCGGCTTATTGCAATTTAACTTTAATTAACACAAGCAACACAGTCTATAACTGGTCTATCAACACTTCCATAAGTATCGAAGTGCAAGACTCAACGGCTACTTATGTGCCAATCTTCGGCGGGCGTATTTCTGACTTAGCAATCGAAGTCAACTCAGCCGGATCAGTTGCCACAGTAACCCGAGTCAATATCGTCGCGCTGGGAGCGCTAAGCAAACTCAACCGCGCTTTATTTGATGGCAACCTAGCCGAAGGATTAGACGGCGCACAAATCCAAGACCTATTAGACGATTTACTTTTGGCTTCTTGGAATGAAGTTCCAGCTTCTTTATCTTGGGCCGATTATGATCCTACTGAGACTTGGGCTAACGCTGGAAACGTTGGACTTGGAACTATCGACGTTGGCGAATACACAATGGTTAGCCGACAAATCAGCGACTCATATATCGCGCCAATCGCCCATCAAATTGCTAACTCAGCGCTGGGCTATTTATACGAAGACGCTCAAGGCCGTATCTCTTATGCTGATGCCAGTCACCGACAGGATTACCTAGAGGCTTACGGCTATACTGAATTGGACGGCAATCACGCGCTCGCCTCTGGCGTTAGTGCAGTTACTCGTCAAGGTAATCTACTCAATAAATTGACTGTGGATTATGGCAACAATTTCAACAGCTCTTACACTTCACAAGACTTAACCAGCCAAGCCAACTATGGCCTTTATGCTGAGCAATATAACTCTTACCTCAAGAACGCCGCCGACGTCGAGGACTTCGCAGACAAGATTATCGCCTTGCGCTCCAGCCCGTATGCTGAATTCCAATCCATTACCTTTCCAATCCAATCCTCTGAAATTGACGACGCAGATCGAGACGCCCTGATAAACGTATTTATGGGCCTACCGGTGGCAATCAACAACCTTCCAGCCAATATCTCTGGCGGCTCATTCTTGGGCTTTGTTGAGGGTTGGTCGTTTAGGGCGTCGGTGGGTGGGCTTTATGTCACCCTGAATCTAAGCCCAGCTGAGTTCAATACCTTTACCGAAGCTTGGGAAGATATAGCGGCTTCCCTTACTTGGGCAACTATGTCCGCTACACTTACTTGGCAAAACGCGACAGGAGTAATTAGCTAATGGCTTCAACTACGATTTTTGGCTGGTCGACGCCCGATGACACGGCGTTGGTTAAGGATGGCGCATCGGCTATCCGTTCATTAGGTTCATCAGTCGATTCCGCTTTGGGTCAATTAACGCTCAACGCTCAGACTGGCACAACTTACACATTTGTATTAACTGACAATCGCAACAAGTTAATTACTGCATCTAACGCTTCAGCGCAGACTTACACAATACCAACTAACGCCTCAGTTGCTTTTCCAATTGGATCAACAATCAACATCATTCAAATTGGCGCTGGGCAAGTAACTATTCAAGGAAATGGCGGAGTAACTGTTGCTTCAACGGGAGCAACTGCAACTGCCCCTAAATTGCGAGCACAGTATTCAGCAGCTTCTATTATTAAAGTCGGAACTGATTCTTGGTATGTCGTAGGAGATTTGGCTTAATGACAGTTCTCGGAATTGTTGCATCACAAAATTATCCTCGCGGTATTACAGCTGATATTTTAGTAATTGCCGGTGGTGGTGGCGCAAGCACAGCTGGCGGCGGTGCTGGTGGTCTTGCTTATTATTCGTCTCAAAATTTATCTAAAAATGCAGTTTGCAGCGTAACTGTTGGTGGCGGTGGAACTGGTAAGTATCAAGTAGAGCAAGTGGCTGGAAATGGAAGTAATTCCGTTTTTGCTTCTTTATCTGCCGCGATAGGCGGTGGCGGTGGTGGCGCATTTGCAATAACAACTGGCACAGGATTAAACAACGGAGCTAATGGTGGCTCTGGCGGCGGTGCAGGTGGAGCTGATACTGGCGGCAATCCCGGAAGTCCCGGAACTGGAACATCGGGACAAGGTAATTCGGGCGGTAACGCAGTAGCCTTAAATACGAGTCAAGGTCGCGGTGGCGGTGGCGGAGCTGGAGCTGCTGGTGGTAATGCTTCTGGAACTACATCCGGCGCAGGCGGTATAGGTTCTTCTTCTTACTCATCTTGGGGAAGTGCAACGTCAACCGGTCAGAACGTAGGTGGAACTTATTATTATGCTGGCGGTGGTGGTGCTGGAGTTAATAATACTTCTGGTGCTGGCGCAGGTGGTTCTGGTGGTGGTGGTGCAGGTGGTAATAACGCCGCTGGAACGAATGGAACTGCAAATACAGGTGGCGGAGCTGGTGGCGGAAGGACTGATTCTGGTAAGCCCGGCGGTAATGGCGGATCTGGGATAGTAATTCTTAGAACTACTGGAACATATACGGCAACATCAACTACGGGTTCTCCAACGAGAACTGTGTCTGGTGGTTATACATATTACGTTTGGACTGGAAATGGGAGTATTACAATCTAATGGCGCACTTTGCTAAATTAAATGATGAAAATATCGTATTGGAAATCCACGTTGTCAATAATGAGGTTTTAGATAAAGATAACGAAGAAGAAACGGGTGTTAATTTTTTAATTGCTTGGTCTGGCGGTTATACGAATTGGAAACAAACATCCTACAACGGCACTTTTAGAAAAAATTATGCTGGTATTGGTTATTATTATGACGGCATTTTGGATGCTTTTATACCGCCAAAATGTCATTCTGAGGCTACATTAAACGAAACAACTTGTCTTTGGAATTGTGAAAATGAAAATCACACCGAAACTTTGTAAAGCCGGACAGCAATTAAGGGAACAAATCGACGATGATTATCCTGATCGCGATCGTAAGTCTGATGGTTGGGTGGCTGATGCTCGTCACGTTGCCAAAGGCACTTCTGACCATATACCAGACGCTCGAGGAGTCGTCAGAGCTTTAGATATTGACGCCAATCTTAATGCGCACCCTGAAGAAACTTATGCGCTTGTGGAGAAAATTCGTAAGTGTGCCAAGCGCGGAGATAAACGAATTAAATATATTATTTACGATGGCAAGATTATGAGTCCGATGTTGGGATGGAAGCGCCGCAAATACAAAGGTGCTAACCCTCACCGCTCGCACTTTCATATTAGCTTCACAACTTTGGGAGACAATGACGGCAAATGGTTCGACCTTGAAGGAGACAGAAATGAGCGACTTAAAGAAGATGGCGGAAAGTTGGGCCAAGACGTTTCTCGCAACAGCCCTAGCAACCTATCTCGCGGTGGGTTGGGATGTCGATGCGATTGCAAATGCGGCTCTAGTATCAGTCTTGCCTAGCATTATTAACTGGCTTAACCCTAACTACGAGCGTTACGGGCGAGTTCGGTAATGGACGCCAATACCATCGCTGGATTCGTAGCTTCGGTTCTTGGATCAATCGCCCTTCTTATCGCTGGGCTTCGTTACATTATCAAATTAGAAAATATCCCCATAGTGTCGCGCCTTGATAAAATGGAGTCTCAGTTAGAATTAGCCCTATCAAAGAAGGTGGGGGCTAATGGCAACAAGAAAGCGCGTTAAGAAGCCGGTTAAGAAAACGGCTAAATCTAGGCGCACAGTTAAAGAGCTGCCTACAAAGCTAGATTTCTGGGCAATTGCTTGTAAAGAGATTTACGAGACTTGCCGCCGTAATGGAATGGATGAGGGCTTAGCTCTTGCTTTTGCTATGGATCGAAGCGCTTGGCCTGACTGGGTTATCGACCCACAAGATCCGATTAGAAAAATCGGGTGGGAAGATGGCGAGGAAGACGTCTAATTTACCTACGCGAGGTTGAGCTATTCGAGGCGCTAAAAGCCGTTTATCCGGACTTAACGCCACTATCGGCAACCGACAGAGCTGACGGCATTACCCACGACGCTTATATCGAAATGAAGTGCCGACGCACTCATTACCCCACACTCTTGATTGAAAAGAAGAAGTGGGATTACTTGGCCGATATAAGGGCTAGAACGGGCGCTAGGACGCTTTATATTAACTCCACCCCACAAGGGGTCTATCAGTTCGATTTAGGGGCTATAAACGAGCCTGAATGGCGATTAAAAGCCCTTCCAGATAAGACCGACTTTGCCAACAGCGGCAAGGTTGAGAAGCTTTGTGGGTTTCTAGATAT